CTATTTGGAACTCCATATTTTTGAAGGGTTGCGTAAAATATAAATGGTTTTGAATAGTCTAGTTGACCATACGACTCCTTTAATACTTGACTGTTTCTATATTCATTTGGGTTTATAATTCCAGAATCGTACTCAACAAGAATACCTTTACCCGTATCATTTGGTCCTAATATCTTCATAATCTTTTTTATGATAAATATTAGATACTTACGGTTTCTTTAATTTTTGTTCTACTTAATGTAAAATACTTTGAATTTTTTAAGTCGTCTTTATATATTGACTGTAAAATGTTTTTAATTTTACTTCTTAAAATGAGGGATTTAAAATCTATATTTTCTTTATGTATAAATAAAGTTAATTCTAAATTTAAGAAACTTTTTTTGTTTTTCTGTATTCCGCTGGTTCTTAAATCAAGATCCACAATTTGTTTTTTCTCAAATGTTGTGTGGTCAACAATTTCTAATAGTGTGTGTAATATTTGTCTCTTTATTTCACCTGTAATTTTTGTCCAATTATCGTAATCATCTTTTGGTTCGACCCACGTTTGTAATACTACGTAAATTGATTTTAAATTTTTTGAGTCGACCGTCCCGTAGTGACATTTTGCATCATCAAAAATGTTTAATTTTGACGTTTTTCCTTTTTTCATTATTCATACCTTATCCGTTTATTGTTTAGTAAAATATAATAAAACTTTTTATGGTTGTCAAAAATTAAAAAAATACCTACTATTTATATTAAAAATAAAAAAATATGATAATAATTCCTGTAAATAATAAAAATATAGAACAAGCATTAAAAGCGTATAAGTTTAAAGTCTATAGAACAAAACAATCACAACAACTACAGGAAAGAAAGGAATATAAAAAACCCTCCGTAGAACGAAGGGCTCAAATTCAAAAGGCAATATATAATCAGAAGAATTATTCTGCTGATTGATTCTTTTCTTCTTTTTTATCGTTTTTATTTTTTGAAAAAATCGACTCAGTAGATGTAAGACCCAAAGACCCAAAAGACAACAGAGCGATGGCATCAATCAATGATTCGTTTGGTGTTAATTTTCCTGCTGAAAATAAAGAAACGAATAATGAGATAACTAAAGAAATTACACAAATAATACCTGTAAATCTTTTGGATGATAGTGTTGTTGGTCCGGATCCTAATAAAGACTTAAAAAACTTTTTCATAATCCAGAATTTAACTGTCTTAATTTATATAAATTATAGTGGTCTACTTTAGATTCCGCTATTTTATTTATTGTGTTTTGTATGGTATTATTTAAATCACCGTCTTTAGATTCGGTTAAAGTCGTTTTTAACCCTTTAACCACGATTTCTTTAAGTTCTGACATTTCTTGTTTAACTTCATCCAAAGTTAATGTTAAAATATCATCTAACTCTTTACGGTCATTTTCGTTTAAATTATTAATTTCTTTTTTTAAAGAGTCGTTTGCAATTTTTACCATTGTTGAAATTGGTAAAGTAACCGATTCTTTTACTATCGGTTTTACTTCTTCAGAAATTAATGTTTTTTTAATTCTATTTTTAGATTCTAAAATTGACTCTAAATTCCTAATAGATTTGTTGTAGATCGCATTATCAATATCTTTGTAATCATTTGTTGACTCCTTGATATAAGACGAAACCCATCTATCTATTTTTTTTAATGATATTTCTGAACTTTCTATTAATATTTCTGAATATTCTAAAGTTTCGTTTATATAATCGTCAGCAATATCTTTAGGTAATCCTTTGCTTTTTGATAGATCATCGTATATATAATACAATTCTGATATGTCTTTATTCTCTAAAACCATAATCTTTAATTCGGATATAAATCCTTTAAACTCTGGTTTTTTATAAAGTTCGGCAGAGACCCTTTCTATTTTTGTTTTAATTGTTCCAAATGTATTCATACCTTGTTTTAAGTATAAATATTACTTATCTATTAAATCTTTCAATTTTTGGTCAATTTCAACCAAAGAATTTCTTCCTTTAGATAAATCTAAACTATCAACGTCTTTAAATAGTGCGTCTTCTAATATTAAATTTAGGTCGTTTCTAACCAATCTTTCAGGTATCGGAGGTTCTCCCCCTCCTCCTGATGGTGGTGGTGGTGGTGCTCCGCCCATATCTCCACCCATAGGTGATCCACCGCCGGATTCTCCACCTTCAGCAGATTCTCCCGCAGGTTCACCTTCTTTTTTACCGTATAGTTTATCTATGTTATCAAATATCCCCGTTTTAGTAATAATTTCGGCAGTTTTTTCTAATTCAGCATAAACCGCTCTCTCAACACGTTGTTGTTGGATGTCTAACCTAATTTCTTCATCAGAAAAACCAAGTATGTGTTTTTTAGCCCACGATGCGGATACAGGTGCCAATGATTTTGCAATCTCAGCAGTTGCGTTTTTATATAAATCAATCTTTTCTTTCCATATCTCTAAACCTAATAGTTCACCTTGTTTTGATGGATTATTTAATGATAACGTAAAGTTGGTTAATTCATCTTCAAACCCTAATAAAAACAAATGCACGATTGCAATTTTATTTAATTCTGCGATCATTGATTTTTGAATTCTATTAATTGTTCGTGCAAATCGAATATCAAGTAGAGATAGGTTTTTACCGTCGCCTACCGCTTCCTCAAACCCTAAATATGCTTTAGGGATTCTAAGCGCAGTAACTAATTTCTTTTGGATGTATTCAATATCGGCTATTTCCGATAAGTTTGTACCACCAGGAAGGGTTTCAATTGGGTTGGTTGCCGCAGCGTCTCTAACAGGAATAAAATAATCTTGATCAACAGCCATTTGGTTATATCTCATATCTACATTACCTGTTTTATGATCAACTATTTGGTCTCTTTTAAATTTATTAGCAACTCTTTGTACGTATGGATCAACATCTTTATCATCCATATTACCAACAAAAACTTTAAACACTCTTCTTTCAGGTGCCCTTGATACTCTATATATCATCATAGCGTCTTCAGAAAGTAAAAGTTGTTTCCATATACGTCTTGCCTTTTCTAACATAGAAGTACCATAAGGTAGTTTTCTATCATCACCTAAAATTCTAAAGTGACCGATCTCCCACGTATTAAACTCCATATTTTTTTCTTTCCAAACAAACTTCAAAGCATCGTTCTCCATATCCTGTGAATACTTGTCAGGTTGAAATCTCATACCCTTTTCCAATCTTTCTATTTGAATGTTTGGTAACTGTTGGCATCCTACAATACCTTTTTCTGGGTCCAATTTTAGATAAACAAAGTTATCACCAAACTTACACGTATTTCTAGTCCACATCGGTAAGTTCGTATTAATATCCAATCTATTGGTAAATAGATCTGTTAATACTTGTCGAATCCTTTTAGATTCAGAATACACTCTTAATATTAAACCGTCTTGATCTGGTGTTGTTGATTCTTCAGCGTAGATATCAAGTGCTGCTGAAATTTCAGGAGTATTATGTGAGAAAATGGTATCTGTTGCAAAGTTTTTATAACCAGGAACTGTTAAATCATAAACAGGTATCACACCATGAGGTTCTATTGAAACTATTTTATGGTTAACAACTATTATATCCCCTTTAGCTGTTGCCGTTGAATAGGGTGATTTTTTAATCCCATAAGCATCCAAAAATGTTGACCAATCTTTATATCCTGAATTAATAATTTCTCGTTGTAATTTACGGTAAGAAACATTTAATGAATCCGCAGTTTTCTTTAATGCTTTAAATTTTTTAGCGTTTTCAATGATATTATCAAAGGGTAATTTAATATAAGCGGGATTATTAATGCCACTCCTTTTACCACCCCAAGACATCTTACCTTTTCTTTTTGCGACTTCTGACATTTTTGCTCTAAATTCAGGGTTTGACCACAATTTCTCATTATTGAGTTTTGCGTGGTAAGAACGATGTTCAGAAATGTTCATTATTTGTAAATTTTCAGGTAAATTATTTTTACCATTAAAGTCAATGTGATGCACTTCTTCGTCTTTATTTATTTTTTTATTATAGAACCATTCGGCAATTATATTATGTTCAGAAATCCACCCATTATGTCCTTCATTTGAATTACATGTGTATACCCAATTATATTTTTCATTATTATAAAATGATTTTCGATAAAACGGCATCATAGAATCACCTGATTTAAGATTCATAACACGTTCAAATGAACCGTCTCGTTTCATTAATTGATGTTCCCAAGTCGTAATAATGTGAGTCCCATCATCAAAAGTAATTTTATATGTCATCTCATCGCGGGTATAATGAGCATTTCTTGCCATTGCTGGTACCACCTTTTTTTCATTATGATCATAAGCATAAGTTATGAATTCATAATCCCTACCCTTATCAGCCAACTCTTTTATGGTAATAAAACCATTCGGAGTAGCTATTTTAGTTTCTCCTGCAATGCAATATTCCATACTTTCGTAATCATAATACGACGCCATTCTTGTTGGCTCATAATAAACTGCTTGTTGATATAAATTACTCTCAACCTTTTGCCATTGTTGTCCAATGTACATTGTTTGTTGGGATTGTAATTTTTCCGTTTCGTATTCTTGTTTGTTTGTTGTTTTTAATAATTCTTTTTTATCGAATTTAAAAACAGGTGTTTGTTGGTCTAAGTTTGCGTTTGGTCCAAAAACCTTACCTAACCTTTGCCAAACTGTATATTTATTTTCTGCCATAAGTTTTTTATTTTAAAAATAGTTGGAGATAAGATAAACTAAACTCTTTTTCCTCCGAATAACCATAAATACTTTTCATAATCACTTTGTGTGACCGCATTTCGTTGATACCCGTTGTTTCCGTACATATCCACAGGTAATCCTGGATTAAAATTCATTGATGAATCTTTATAGATGTTTTTTTCGGTAGTCCAAGAATCTAACATTGCTTTTGTTTGTTCGGTTACCTTTTCTAACTTTGCAAAGGAAGATTCCCCAACATATATAGCAATAGCCAAGGCCATTATTAAGTCATCGTGTTGTCCTTTTTGATGGTCGGGTCTACCGTTCACATAAACAAACGTGTTTAGTTCGTTAAACAATCTTTGTGATCTTACCCCAAACCCGTGTCTAAGATATTCCTCAAATGATGCAACAATTTGAACCCTTTTTGAGTTAAAGTTTATTCCGGGTATTTTATCTTGGGATTTTGGATCCCATTTCCATTTATCTGCTGGGTTAACACCATCAACATATAAATTCTTATACCCAAGTTCTTGTAGTTTTCTTGATGTTGCAACACCCATACCACCGGTAATATCGGTAACAATAAATGCGTTATACATTGTACCCCATTTGTATGCAATTTCAGCCACAACATCCGGAGGAACCTTACCAATATATTCCATTACCTGTTCTCTTTCATCAAAATCAACAATGGTAAAAGTCGTAAAATCCTCACTATCTCCACGAGAAACGTCCATCCCTAAAATATATTTATGCCCCGCAATTGGTTCTTTCCATTGCCATAGAGCACCGCCCATAAATTTATTTTCAGGTTCTCTAATGTGTTTTTCTTTAATAGATTTCATTGTTTCAGACGGAATCACATTATCCCCCGATCCTAAAAAGTTACATTCTAACTCTTGTGATATTTTTCTTTTATCGAATTTTAATTTTTTGGCCATTGCCTCAAACCAAGAACTGTAGGGTTTATATCCTGACTCCACTTTTTGTTTTATCTCTTCAAAATTCCGATCAGAAACCTTTATGTTTGAATAATCTAATGTAATTTCCTCGTCTTTATAATCTGCCCGATTCAACATATAGTGTACGATATCGTCACATTTAATCAGTTTTAAATCTTTTGAATATCTTGGATCCCTAAACCAATACATTTCAGTAATTCTAAAATCATTTATACCTTTAACCGCTTGACTGTAGATAGAATAATATATTGGATCAAAACCATTTGGTGTTGATATTACGATCACTTTACCACCTGTAGATAGAGAAGCCATACAAGCGGACCAAAAATCCTCATCTGCGTTGATGTATGCTGCCTCATCAAAAATTAATATTGTTGGAGTGTAACCACGCAAGGCATCTTTTGATGTTGCGACCGCCTTAACTTCACAACCATTGGTTAATTTAAAATGTCTTTGTGCGTTCTTTTCATTAGAGAATCCGACCCCTAACCATTTTGGCCATTGGTCGACAAAGGATCGGACTTTATTTGCCATCTCAACGGCAGTATCCATTTTATTCGCAATAATTAGAATTTTTTCAGGTTTCTTTTTGTTGGCAAATACCAATCTTTTTGATGCCCAAGCGGATGTAACTGTAGATACCCCAGCTTGTCGATATTTTAATGCGATATTTTCCTCACAAGTATCGTAATCATTAACCAAGGTAACTTGATCATTAAATAACTCTAAGGGTACGTATTGTGATTGTGTGTTGTCGTAAGTCTGTAAGTACGTTTTTAATGCGTATGGCGTATCATTTACGCATTTTGCATATTCTAATAACGCCTGTTCTTTCGATAAACTCATTCATTATTTTTGTTTACGGATCGCGTTTAAAAGTTCACTTTTAGTTGTATGTGGATGTAAATGATTTTCTATAAGTTTCATAATACTTTCCTCTAACTTTTTAACATCATCATCCTCGCTAACTTCATTAGGAAGTCCTTTATGTTTTGTACTTGCAAAATCTTCCAAATCCTTTTCAGACATTTTAAACATTTCTTTAGATGATCCTTTTAATTTACTTTTTGGCATCTCACCTTGTTTTGCCTTTAAAGCCATCGCCATAGCTCTTTGTTGTTTTCTAGAAACCGCCTTTTCAGTCATTTCCATCTCACCAACCGTTGCCGTGTCTGTTGTTGGGTCAAAATTAATTTTATTCTTATCCGTAACAGTTTTACTTGCGTCTAAAAATTTATCTTTATCGGTTTTATTACCTAAATTATATTTCTTTATTGTTGTTGTAGTCTCTTCTTTAGTTTCTTTTTTAACTCTCTCGTATAAAGTATCGATTTGAGAATTACTCAAATTTTCAATAGTATTGATAGAAACACCCTCAATAAGAAGTCTTGCAATTTTAGGATTCATATGATTCATCTTTAACTAAATTTTTTTCCCATTTTAATACGATATCTCTCTCGTATAATTTATTCTCAATCGATTCAACACTTTCTCCATATTGAAATACTAAACGTTTTCTTTTGTGAATTAATATGTCATCACTATCTGAACTTTCCCAAGCCAACGATATAACACCATCAATCGAGTCATACATACCAAAAAAATCTGAATTTTGTATTAAGTTTAAATTAATTTCTGAGTTTTTTAATACCCCGACTTTTTTTATGTAATTAACATCGGGTGGTAATGGTTTACCTGACGCTGGTTCAGCATCCCAATCATCACCCCAAACATCATCTAAATCTGAAAATATAAATTCATATATATTATCACCCTTATAGTTTGGACCCAATTCGTTTACATATACCAAAATCATATAACCCTCCCTCTTGGTGTTACCTTAACTTGTTTACCATTAACTGAAAAAACCAAATTCTCAAGATTTGTTTTTCCAAGAAATTTAACGTTTTTATTTTCACTTAACAATTCATTAGCAACCTCCAATTGTTTTAAAGATTCACTTAATTGTTCAATTTCTTTTTTTACTTTAATACTATTTAATTTTTCTTTTAAAAAGTCTTTTTTTCTTTTTTGTTCTAAAATTGGTTTTTCTTCTGGAGAAATTGTAAAATATTTAGATAGAACCTTTTCAACTTTAGATTCGGTAAATAATGAATCCATAATTTGAGTATAACCTTCTTTAGGTTCTTGAGTCATCGGTTCAGACATTTCCATACCAGGTTCTTCCATATCTAAATCCTCTTCAGTACCCATATCTAACTCTTCGTCACCCATATCGTACTCATCAGATTCGTCAAACTTTGCCAAAATATCATCTTTATCGTCCTCATCTAAATTTTCCAAATCAATGGCTGATAG